TTGATAAGGGCGTCACTGGTAAGAAGAGAGGTATCAGCCGGTAAAAAATTACCAATGTAAGACATTATTCCTCTTTAGGTTTGTTCAAGATAGCTAAGAGTAATGTCTAACGCAGAAGACGTATTAAAACTGGCCCTAATAACGTCCCCGGTAGTTAAAACAATGCGGTTTCCCTGCACTAACTCAAGTGTAGAACCAGAAGGTACTGGCGCACCTTTTACTAAATAAACATCATCTCCAGAAGCAGTAACTAAATAAACATCGGCGGTAGCACTGCTTCCAAGTTTATTTGAAATCAGAACGCTGATTAAAGTAAAAGCTAACGCTGTACTTACGTCAAGAACGTTGGTTGCCGCATCAGAAGTAACACTCCCTGTAGATAAACTAGCTTTTGTAGTCCTGTTAAAAGTGTTTGCCATATCAACTTAGCGCAACAATAAGGGCAATAATAGAAGGAGAATCAAATGTCCCGTTGACAACAAGATTACCTGAGATTGTGGTGTTACCAGTTGAATCTATTGTAAGTCCTGCAATGCCATTTGCAACCAAACCAATAGATCCCTGGACTGAGCTGTAAATACCTGTATTGATCGAATCAGCAAACTTAAGGGCGCAGCTGCTTAGTGACCCTGGAGACAAACGCGAATTAACACCATCCTCCCGCAAAATAGGATAGCCGCCAATCTGAACACCGTCGTGAACAACAAGGGTATTTTTAGTAGTATCAACAGTGGTTTCGCCAACCGCACCGGTAAAACTTCCGGTGTCTGCCGTCGTGCCCCTCCTAAGTTGTACCTGAGTTGCCATGGCGCACTAATTTTCCTTTATTTTAAGCTGTTGCATCTTTTATAATATTAGAAAGACAAATAGACTTGTGATCGGAATCGACCCGAGCAGCATCACAGCTGCCGTAACTTTCGGTGTTGCAGCCTTTGCAGGCATAGGTAAAGCTCTAAACAATTTCAACGACAAAGTAAATAAAAGGTTCAAGGCTGTCGAAGACGAGATTAGTGACTTAGAAACCAGTGTGATTAGAGACTACGTTCTTAAACAAGATTTTCTTCGTGAAATGCAAGCCGTACACCATAAACTAGATCGAATCTGGGATTACATGGTGCATCACAAGAACGCAGAAAACTGAACAGGTCAGTGTTTTTTAAATAGAGTTTTATTAAATTTTTATCTGCTATCAGCTGAAGTTGCCTGTTGTACTTGCAACCCTTTGTACAGCATAAAAACTGCCCGCAAGTGGTGTCACTGTGCCAAGGCTGCTTGTTACTTGTACTTTGAAGGTTGTTGCAGCGTTTGTAATAACCTGAGCGCGAACAGTGTATGAATGGTTTACGCCAGTGTTGGCTGTTGCTACAGGAAACGCTGCTGTTGTAGCAGCTTGAGAAGCAGTATAACCGCTTTGAGGGACGCCTGAACCTACACCAGTTGCTGGTGCACCGATGTATGTACCAAAGATTCCAGTTGGTGCTGAACTTGCGGTCAGCGTAAACGTGACAGTACCAGTAGTTGTTTTTGTAAAGTACAGGAAGTATTCAATCTCGTAAACACCTGCTGCTGGAAGGTTGATGCTACTTGTAGCGCCAAAATAATCAGCAATTGTAGGACCAAGTGCGCTTCCGTTTGTGGTTAAACGGAAAACTTGACGTGCACAAAGCTGACCACGACCTGTTGATGTTGTATTTGTTGTGAAATACAACGATGAACCGTCGTATTCTGTTGCGCCTACTTCTGCTGTTGTTAATAAAGAACCGGAATTTAATTTTAATGGAGCAGTGCTTGCTGCTGTTCCGCCTCCTGTTAAATGTAAACGAGCAGTTGTAGAGGCGCTAGCAACGCCAATACCTACATTACCTGTAGTTGTAACGTTTTGTGAACCAAAATCAGGACTAATTTTTGTACCGGCAATAGCTGCACTGGCGTTTATTTCAGCATCAAGAATAGTTCCATTAGCAATCATGGTTCCAGTAATAGATCCTGTGTCACCAGAAGCAACCAAGGTTCCAGCCAGGGTCGGAAACGTAATGTTGACAGCGCCGCCTTGAATTAACGAGGTTTGCCCAACCTTTGTTACCCCTGTTGGTAATTGAACAGGTCCAGTTACAGAACCAATTGTAATCGTGCTCGGCCCTGTAATGGTAGTTACGCCGTCAATGCTTGTAATTCCTGTAAGACCTTGAGCAGCTGATACACGGTTTAAAACAATAGACGTGGTACCAACAAAAGTGGTGTCAGTAAATAACGGACGACTAGAAACGTCTGAATCAATTGCAGTAAGCGCATTAATTAGTCGCGTTACATCGTAAGCCAGTGTGTTGGACCCATTCGGCAATTCATACCCCATATTGGGTGTGACGTTATCAACTGACATAGTGCTTTTCCCTTAAAGTTTATTTTACTGCAGATATTATTACGCTGCAGGCAACCATGTAGTAGTTACTAAGTCGTAGACATAAAGTTTAGAGAGTGTTTTGTCGTAATGAAGCTGTCCATCGTTGGGAGCAATAGGTTTTCCCGCGCTGATCGATGTTACGGCTTTAGGTGTTTGCCACGCAGATCCATCATAAATTTTTAAAATTTTAGTGCTGGCTGTATCTAGCCAGGACTCCCCCTTTGACAAAGATGTGTAGCCAGTTGGAGACAAGTTTGGAGCAGTGCTGTCGACAAATGTGGGACCAATTTTAATCAGAGTTGTGTTGGCACTATCTGCAAAATAAAGTCCCGGGTCGCCCGCATTGGCGTTTAAAGCAATCTCACCAATACCTAAGCGATCTGGAAATGGGCGGTCATAAAGAAGGGTAGAGCGGCGGCTGAGGACTTGAACTGTCATTGCTAGTTACTGTATGTACCACCGTCGACGGTGTATTCTTGATCTATATATGGATTGTAAGTTGAGCAATCAAGAATTGTCACTTTGTTTGCAATTTCTGTGACAGTTCCGGTGTCTGTCGTCCCTGCTCCTGGAACAGAATAAGGAACACCGTTTAAATAATCTGAGTTGTTTATTAATCCGTAAACATACTCAGCTGTGTAATTGTAAAGAGGTTGATTCAATAATCCAAACTTTTCACTTAAAATTACTGCTGGCTCAATATTAAATAACTTGCTTACCACTGAAATTAAAAGTTGCGTTTGATTTTGAAGGGAGCCGCCACGATTTAAATTGTCCTCAACACGTCTGATATCATCGGTTAATATCATGGACACCAACTGGGGTGTATAGTTTGCAACTTCTTGTGGCAACCCTCCGGGTCCCACAACAGAGGTTGTCCCAACCCACCTTGCTCCCATTGTTTGCAAGGCCAAACGTTCAGCAGTTTTGTTTAAAGTTTTATTTTCTTCACTAAACCTCTCATAAAAAGTATCTAAACTATCCCCAGCAGGTTTATCATTGGGTTCCAATAACCACGCATCAACATGTTGGTGACGTTTAATATTGCTAATTGTGCAATAACCGTTAGTCACTTCGCTGAAGGGGTAAATAATTTCAAAAGTATTTGCATCAACAACGGTTGTTACAGTGTACTCACCTGAAATAGCAGCGCCACTGGTAAAATCAATTTGAATTTTACTATTAATACTTAAATTGTGCGAAACAATAGTAATTAAAATGTTTGGTCCTGATTGAGAATAAATACCATTACCTAAAATTGGTAAATTTCCCTCATCATGATTGATTGAAAACAAAGCTGCGTATATGTGTTTGCACCAGCGAACTTGATAATATCTTAACTCTTGATAAGTCTTGGAAGCAGTGTCAGAATAGTCAGGAAGTTGATAAAAATTAGAAACAGGTGCAATATAACCTAAATCAGAGAATACGCCGCCATTATCGCGTTCATTTATTACGGTGTCATTCCTGTCTAAACGTTGGCCAGGCTTTACAGATGTGATCGGCGTTATTGGAAAACGATCTTCACGTTTATTTGCGTATAAATTATAACCAATACGACGAACAAAATCTTGACAGCTGCACTGGTAACGCATTTCAGTTGTTAAAAACCTACCAACAATAAAACCGCGTTCAGCTGGCACGGTTGTTGTTGCTTTGTTGTTTACAATTTTTGCTCCATAACTGTCATCACGCTGAAAAACAATCTCATTGGTTGTTGTATCAATATCAGTAACTGTGTAGCCTACATAGTTTCCGTAATCATATCCTGAGATTAAACGATTAACAATTAAACTTCCCCCAGTAACTCCGCTATCTATTGTTGTAAATTGTAACTCAGTATCCAAAATTACTGTAACAACGTACTGCTTAGATACAACGTTACCGCCAAGAATATTGGCAAAAATTGTATTACCAGTAGATAATCCGTGTGGCTCTGAACATGTTACAGAAACCGTGTTTCCGGTCCTGGTGTACGAAGAGGAGATCCCAGGATCTCTTTCAATAACGCGATCAACAAGACGTTCACCTACTAAAGAGGGTAGTGGGTCAAAAATTGTACGTACTCTTGCCCTTGTTTCAGTCCAGCGGATATCATCAAAGGTTGTTGAAAGCTGTACACTAACGCCACCGGCTGTTGTTAGAGGGGCAGCAGCTAGACAGGTAAACGTATCCGCAGTTGCAGCGGTAATCGGTAGGGTTGCAGTTACCGAGGTACCGCTAGTAAAAACAAGATAAACACTTTCACCTATTCTGTAACCATGACTTGTTAAACTAACGGTAATTGCGTTACCTACTTGATTATAGGATCCAATTTGAGAGTCATTTAAATAACGAACATCAAGTATGGGTAAACCATAATCATAAAAATTAATTCCATTTGCGTCGCGTATTCCTACAATTTGCTGATTAAGTTCTTGCGTACTTGTAGGAAAACTAAATAAACGCGCAGGAATAAAAATACCGGGGTACAGCTGGTACGCACAATACGAACGAAAATCACCAATATTAGATCTTTGTTCCGCAAAAGCACCTAGATAGCTTTGGGTAACTGTATATAGCTCGTACCCACGCCGCCAACGGGTCCACGCTGCGTCGCGGTCATAAAACCTGATGCGGCTTTTATAATCTTCATTTTTTGGTGTGAATTTGAAAGGATTATCGGTTGCAGCAAGCTTTGTTTTTTCTTTTTCACTAGGATTTTTAAACCCTTGAGATAACCCGCCGTTAAACCCCTTGGCTAAGTTGTTAAATTTATTGCTGCCAAAGGCCACAATTTAAAATTAGTAGTAACCAGCTTGTACGTTAATGTAAAATCCGGTTGTCAATGAGATCGTCCCACCAACAGCGGCGTAGAGGGCCGAGCCCCTAGGCAGCATCAAGCCAAGCAACTTGGGAGCAATGCCTCTATCTGTACTGAGTATGTTAGCACTGCCGGATTGAACAATTGGGTGATTAATATACGGTAAATCTTGTGAAAGTGTTAAACTATATGATTGATTTTCCCAGGTTGCCGGGATGTGACTCACAAACAATGGAAAAAGCTGGTTAACATTATTGATTGAAGAAGAATTTACTTGATAAAAAGCAATATCAAGGGGCGGATAATAGTTAACGTTGCCCGACGTTGTTACTGTGCTAGCGGACGTACCCTTAAAAGTGGTTGCCGTAACTGAGGTAACAGTAAGTTGTTCGTCAACACCTGTACCACTCGTGTAATCAAGGTAGACTGTATCCCCAATTAAAAAATTGTGGACGGAAGCAGTAGTAACAGTAACAGCTGTACCGGCCTGGGTGTAAGTACCTGTTGAAGCAGATCGTGCATCAATATATGTATTTACAGTTTTTCCGTATTGAAGATAAATTTCATCAATATAGGCGCCACTAATTGAAGTTTCTGTTAAGGCTGAGTCAACATCAAACACTTTGGTGATGTTTCCAACAGCTGTTGGAATAAGGCTGGTTGTAAAGGGTTGTCCAGACGCAACTGTCAGCAAGGTACTCGTACTTGCTGGACGGTCAAGCATCATCGGTTGCTTATTGGAAGAGCTAGAACTGATACCTCATAACACCCTGTCTTATGGTGTGATTCGACAGGGGCCTCCGAAACACTCCCTTTATTTTACAGCCATGACACCCACTTACCTTTTTGGAAACTGCGAAGTTTGCGGTAAAGCGATTTCAACAAGGTCGTACACCCTACGAAGCAGTTATGAATCCTACGAGGAAGCAATAGCTTTTTTCTTCACTTCTTTTTGACGTTCTTTTTCAGCTAACCATCGCTCCATATACCAAAGATCTGCTGAAGCAAACTGCTCTGGATGCTTTAGGGCTTTTTTAACCAGTTTTTTGCTTTTTGTCACTGCCTTTCCTCCGGCTACTTTCTTCCATTCTAACCCGCGCTTTCTTAACTGCTTCTTTACGTTTCTCTTTGTCACCTTCTTTTTTCTCTTCAACGGAAGATTTACCTTGCTCGCCCTTCCCCTCAGCTTTAGCTTTAAAATGAGCTAAAAGTTGTGGAGGCATTTTTCCTTTTTCGGCCATAAGAAACTTTAAATTTTCTACTATTCTAGGCTACGTAACCAGTCGTTTTCTGGATTTATTGTTGATTTTAAATGTCAATTACTTTGGAATGTTAGGGGTACGTAGCTCTGCCGAGCCTGTCACAGGTTCTGCAGGTGCTGAAGGCATGCCGGTACCTCGGGTTATTGTCATATTAAGAGCTTGCCCCGCCATTCGTTGGCGACCAGATTTTTTTTTACTTTGTGCAAAGTTTCCTCCAGTAGAAGAGTAACTTCCACTGGGAGGTGCGTTGCGTGCAATACCTAAAGTATAACCATCTGTTTGCAGTGTCTTAACTGCAGGACGATCTGCCGTAATGAAAGTGTGATCTTCCGAGTGTCTGGAAAGATTGGCACGTTGATTAAAACTTCCGAGTGCTCGCATTATCCATAAACTCCATTTAAATTGTTTTGTTGTGAGTTTCTTGCCAAGTTAACGGGCGGAAGCGGATCTGCATGAGAACGATCAACTTCTCTCATGTAAGCAGGATTGTTTAATTGAAACTGAGGTTTTTCGATTCCGTTATAAGCTACAACATAAGGGCAATGCAAAGTTTTTACAACGCGTTTCATGTTGAACGGGTCGCTAAATCCGGAAGTTGTCATGCTGCCGTCACCATACAAATTTTTGTAGGTAACTGGAAAACTCGGTTCGTAGCCGGGGACTTGAGCAAACCTCATGTCATTAACTCGCCACCGGAATTAAAAGCCGCTTGCAATGCAGCGAGAGTATTAACGGATGGCTTGTTAATATAGCCGGTTAAAAAATCAGTCGGACTAGGCAATAAACTTGCCATATCTTCATCTTCTTTTTTCTTGCCTTGCAAGTAAAAATTGTAAACATTCCCAACAGACGCAGGTGTTTGCTGCTGCTGCTGCTGCTGTTGCGGGGCAGAAGGCTGTGCCCCAGGCATAACATCGGTTAGTTTCCCTTCTGGTGTTTTGTAACGCCCTGTTGCAACCCACTGCATCAGCTCCGGAGTTGCGTTGACTGGCCCTTTCAAGGCCAAGTGCGTATGTGTGCTATGCCCAGGATCACCTGGGCCCAACACTTCGGTAAATATCCCCGATTTTTTTGCACGAAACTTCAAATCACCGGTCAACTCTTTCCAGGAACGCAGGGGGGCTCCGGGATAAGCAGCAGACATGTCTGGCCCCTGCCTTGTCACGTCAATGGCCTGACCTGAGTAATGATAAGATCCAGGTGCGTGCTTACCTACGCGACCTGTTCCAACATCCGGGTGTTCACCTGGGGTCCACCCATGCTGTCTGAATACTTTAGCAAAATCAACAATGTTAACGCCTGCCATTAGCTTAAGTTAATATTGCCTCCACTATTGAAAGCAGCTTGCAATACAGAAGGAACATCAAATAAGTTTTTAGAATAATTGTTTAAAAATTTAATTGGACTGGGCAAGTAATCTTCAGTATCTTGATTATCTTCGCTTACGTAAAAATTGTAAATGTTGGGGCTAGCAGATTGTTGCGTTGTTTGCTGTGAAGGTTGCGTTGTGGGTGGATTGCTAGGTAGTCCTGCAGCAGTTTTTTGAAGTTCTGGTAAAAACTGTTTGTATTTACCAGACTTGAAGGTGGTCCAGGCACCAAAACCTGAAGAATCTTTTACCTGCTTGGCAGCCCGAAGGTTTGTCTGTGGATCAAGAAGCTGCTCGTTGCTTTTTAATCCAAACTGTTTGCGCCGGGCGGGGCCAAGGTTGTCGATCATGTTGATCTGAGACAACCCGTAAGAGTTGTCCCCGGTGGACCTATTTGTATTGTGCGCGTACGGGTTGCCACTGGACTCAGCCTTAATGATGGCGGCCATTGTTTGCGCATCATTACCGCTAAAGCCTGCACCTTGTGCAAGTTGTAGGAGTTGAGCAGAAGTTAGTGGCATGGGTCTAGGCTTAGCGGAAATTGGTCTCGAACATAATCCGAGTGCCAACAGAAACGTCAGCTGGACCAGGTAAGGCTTGGATGAACTCAGCGCCTTCCCGATTAAATCGGTACTGAGCTTGTCCAGGGTTTCGGTAATTCGGAACATACAGATGGAGGGCTAGTCGATCCGTCTCGTATATATAAATTTCCGTCCAGGTTTTGAGGGCTTCTTTAAAATCCGAAGTTGAAATTGTACGTGAAACATCACCCACGATGTTTTCAAGACGATTCTTCGGTGTTGTGAAATTATTTACACTGCCCGTCATATCGGTGCGCTTTTCAGCTTCATCGCACCGCGTAACCTGTTCAGAAATTTTGCTATACCAGAACGAATCTGGAATATTATTCACAGCTTCCTCCAATCGAGCTTGGTCGCCAGCAGGGATAGATGTGTTGTTGTATCCCAAGTGCCAGCGAACTTTCGACTGGAGGAAAGTGTCAAGTTGCATTACTTAACAACAGTGAATAATTAATGTACGCACTGTGTGGCGCACCTAATCATTCTACACGGATAAGATTTTCAGTAATGATCTCGTCCCAGTCAACTCGTTTAATTGTTTTAAGTTGGTCAAGGCGCGTAAATTTTTCGCCTGACATTGAAGTTTGCAAATCTTTAATGTCACGTGCTGTTTTTAAACCAACACCTGGGAGAGTGTCTGCAATTTGCCGAGCACTGGCGGTATTGATGTTAAGCCTGGAATCAAGAGGAAAAGTTTCTTTGTTGGTCGGTTTTGCTGGATTAACGCCTTCTTGTTTCAATTGCCCTGTCAAGCGTTCTTCTGCTTGCAGTTTCTCAGTCGTGGCGTCCAGCTGGGGAACCAGGTCCTCTTCTTCAACATAAAGAACTTCGTCTTGTGCGTCTACACACATGAGGATTCCCTCTCCATGCATAGTGACAACTTCAAGGAGTGCCCCTGTTGGCTTGTACCGGTACAGCATTCGTGAAAGATAGTAACTACCAGTACAATACCAAGGTTTACCCAAAAACGCTAGGGCAATAAAAAGCGGGCCACTAGGACCCGCTTGATTGTTGATTCCAGAAATGGATCAGGTGTCGTCGCCGCCCACTTGGGAAGCAAAGTCGATAAAGCCTTGGATATCATTCCAAGACACAGCAGGAGCAGCCTGGATGTAGTTGATCCGGGCAAGAATATAAGCTTTCTTGCCAGCTGCGATATCAGCGTCAGAGATATACACGCCGCCACCGGTGGGGGTGGTGGAGGTGACAGCAGTAACGGTGGTAACACGGAACGTGGTAGCCGCAGTAACTTTGTACACCATCTGGTTATCAAAGGTGGTCAGCTTGGCTGCACTGGTATCAGTAGTAGCAGCTGACACTGAGCTGAGGAAAGGAACAAAGCCGCCAGTGGTGCCGCCGCCAGTGTTGGCAGAAGAACCTTGGGCAACAGTGTTGCTAGAAGCAATCAACCAAGCACTAGCAGCTGCAATACCGTTGAGTTGGGGTGAAGCGGTCACACCAACGGGGTTGCCGCTGGAGGTGGGACCAAACATCAGAATGTCTGAAGCGTTAGTAAACTTCAGATCAGCGGTCACAGGAGCGGCAGGGAAGCCGGGGGCTGGATCAGTTGTAGTGCCAGCAGGGAGGTCCTTAGCAACAGCGACAGAAGCGCCGTAGACATAAGAAGGAGCTGCACTGGAGCCGGGGATAACCAGGGTCGAGATGTTATCACGAACGCGGTCGTCGGTACGGCGATCAGGGGAAGGAATGATCAGATCCAGGCTCTTGAAGCTAGCAGCGGCGCCACTTGCGTTGCTGACCGGCACATAAGCGATCAGTTCGTAAGCAGCGCAACCAGGCCAGCCATACACACCTTCAGAGTTGAAGGAGGAAAGGCGGTTGATCTGAGTGCCAGGCTGGAGAATCTGGCCAGCACCAGTTTTATAAGTTGCCATTGTTAGTTACCTCAGGGTGCGATGGTGAAAGCAGAGGTAATGAAGTCTTTGTTCAGGTTGGCGAAGCCAGCGTACAGCTGCCAAATCAAGATGATAAAGCGACTGAAGTCATCATTGTTGTTGATGAGAACCTGAGCATTAGGACCGCCAATACCGACGCCCACTGCTTGAGGACCGAAGAACAGACCAGGAGGAGTGTTGTAGGTTAGAGAACCATCACCACCGCCAAGGTTGATTGTTGCAGTCTTGTTAGCAAAGTTAGTGGACTCGAAGAAACGAACACCTTCAAACACAAAACCTGTAGGCATCACGGGCTCACCAGCAACAAACATGGCTTGGCCGTACTGACCACCACCATAGATTGCTTGGTTAGGACCGCCAGCTCCCATCAGAGGGTTGCCTTGGCCCATGCCGGGATAACGCGCAACTTCGCGGAAGCCCTGGTCAGCACGAAGGTCGCGCATGAACGTGGGGTCAGCGATACAACGGTAGTAACCGTCTTGGAACACAGGAACGTTGCGCTTGCGCAGCTGACGAACCACTTCCAGAAGGTCGGTCTTAACGTTGAACTTATAACGCTCCGAAGCAAATTCGGTGGCGGTATAAGTAGAAACGGTGCCGGAGGTGCGGGAGTGACCATTGGGGTAGTAGTAACCACCTTGGGTATCGCCGGACTGACCACGGGTTTCCGATTTGGCCATTTCGTCCAGGAACACCCGGTCACGCCAGCGGCGATAG